CAATCATATCTAGTAGCGCGTCGCACCAACCGAAACACTCGCTATTCTGAATAGGTTCCCAGACTTTTCCGACGCTGCCGAGATAATGACCATCATCGCTGCGAAAAACGCCGCGCACATCGGGGAGTTTGATTACTTCGTTCGAGTGCGGTGCGCGAGCAAACACGTCTTTGACGACGATGCTCCACAGCAAGTCGGCAGCTGTCGCCATTTCTTGCCACGTCGCTGTCTCTCCCGTAGTGCGTGTCTCCAAGTTGTGCCAGACAGCTACTCCTCTAGCTGCCGCCATTGCATACTTCCCGTTTCGCTGCATGATGTTGTGGCTCATAAAGTTGTCCGCCTTTACGTTTCCTAGAAGTCTCGCTACTGAACTGCGAGTGCATTCATTGTCTCTCTCTCACACTGTATTGTCAAGGTTAAAACCAATAATCTTTTATCTTCTTTGTTTTCTACAACTTACGCATCACAACACCGTACTCGTGACGCTTCGGGAGTATCTGTGCTTCGATGACTTGCGCGGGAAAGCACGCTCTTAGCGGCTGTCCGAGATCAGTGATAAGCATATCCCAAGGAGTAAATCCAGCGTCTTTCAGTATGTTATACATATCAATGTGATAAGCATGGAAGCGTCCTTCTCTGCGGAAGTCGTTGATGAAGTACACACAGAACGCTCCGCGCTTAAGTTGCTTGTAGTTTCCTGCTACGACTCGCGCCATACTCCTAAGAAACTCAAAATAGTTCTTTGACTTTCCGAGCTGCTGATGCTCGTCTCCATAGTATTCAATGTCGTAGTAGGGAGGTGATGTAATCGTAAAGTCCGCTTCCTCTTCCAGCTCTCCGCACTTGCGGGAGTCCATCTCGTAGAGCTTGATAAAAATGTCGGGATACTCTTTGCGGAGAAGCGCTGCGCGTTCTTCATTGAACGCCATGAATTTCTTGCTTACGTCACAACCTATATAGTGTCGATCTGCGCGCACGCAGAATTCCATGCGAGAGTTGTGGCCCGCAAACGGATCGAAAACTGTGTCGCGCTCAGATGTGTAGAGCAGGAGCAGCGCTTTCCCAATATTCTGCGGAAAGACTGACAGCGCTCCGTTCGCGCATCCTCTTCCGCTGACTCCCCAGATTCCCCTGTGTTCCGTGCTTGCATCATAACTGCCAGTTCCCAAGTCCGCGGCTCCGCGACTTTTCTTGTCCGCTTTCATAATGGACATAGGAAGCTCTCCATTGAATCGGCGCATAATCTCTGTCGTTTTCGCTCTACTATACTCAAGCGACTCGATTGTTTTTCCGCTCGCTTCAATTACTGGCTGTACAAAGAGCTGCTCTTGATCGAATTTTGAGGCAGAGACATTGACAGGTTCTTCTTCGACAGCGAGCGCAGTATAATTCAGCGTCTCTTGCTCTACAGCTGCATCAGAGCTAACTACATTCTCTGATGCAATGATCTTCTTCGCTTCTTCCCGCGCCGCCGCTTCGTCGAAGCTCTCTACGCGAGGCGCAACAGGCGTAAAGTAAAAGCAATCCGTCCTATCGTCGCTCAAGCAACCGCCTAGACAGTAGTGCGAACCGCCACTCTCTTGCGGACGCTTCGAGAGCGCTGAGCGTGAGCCGCATCGAGGGCAAGCGTCTTTAATCTTCGGAGGGGGCGGCGAAGATTGCTTGCTGTCGTTTGTCGGTTCTAGCGCGGGCGCTGCTTGCGGCTCGAACAGGTTGTAGCTCGTTTGCTTGCTGTTGGACTGTTTCTTCATTAAACATCTCCATTTGAATTTTCATTCCATGCTTCGCGAGCGCGTGCTTTTGCATCCCGCTGTATGACTTACAAAGTTTGCCGCAATAGCTTAGTGAGCCTTGACGTGCTGGCGCGTCTACGAGCACGCGACACCTATAGCCCAGCGGGGAGCCGCCTTGGGAGGAGTAGACAGGTTCGAACATGGCGCTACCTCGTCCACCACTCTTCGAATAACTCAGCGACAGCCGCGAGCACTTCGTCGATATGTAAGCCGCTCGTTTCACGTATCTTCGCGCGGCACTCTTCGCATTCAAGAATTTCTTCCTCGAAGTTCTCCAGATGCTCGACTTTATCAGCGCCTCTGTGCGAGAACGTGTATTTGAAGTGCTGACAAAGCGTACAGTTGATGATGAACTCTTTCGCAATGAGTATCCGCTCTAGCGCTTGACGCGCTCTAATCTGGGTATCATCGCCGAACTTCAACGGCGGCTTAAGAATCTTTCTTGCTTCAGCTGCGTTCATGTTTTCTTCCCGTAGAGTGCTGCCCTGCTAATCTCCACCCCTTGCTCCGCCAGCCTCTTTCGAGTCCTTCTCACGCGCTCGTAGTGCGTGCAGTGTGCGCGATGGGAGCGCTTCCAGAGCTTGATCTGTGCGGCGTGGAGAGGGGAGCGGGGCATTAGAACCTCGCGCCGCGAGCCGCTTCTATTGCTTCACGGTAATCATCATCAAGGTAATTCTCTCGATTTTCTTTAGAAATAGACCCATCTTCTTCTTCAAATCCTGGACATGAAAACATTCTATTTTCTCCCTTCGCTTGATCAAAATTTGGTATGCCACGATAGCCAATCGGGGCTATTTCATAAGCAAAGAAATCTGGAACACCGGCGCAGAGCCATACTCCTTGCTTGCTTTCCTTTGCGAACTTACGCGCCTTTTCAAAGTCATCACCTTCGGGTTTAACTTCTGCATATATCCCACCAGCGAACGTTGGCAGATAAAAATCAGGTAGATAACGCGTACCACCACTTAACTCAAATCCTTCTTGTTCATATTCCCATTTAATTCCTAACGTATCGAAGAAAACTGCCCATCGAGCCTCAAGCCGACTACGAAATAAATAACCTTTATATCTCGTCTCGATTGCTTTGATCATTCCCCATCTCCATTCATATTTAGCTTACGAATCATAAAAGGCCGCTTCGCTGTCATCTCTATATCACCGTTCGCGTCCATTACTTTTAGCGCGCGCTGCGCAACGCTTGGCGAATAACGATATGCTCCTGTGTCGTGCAGGAGCTTGCGGCGCGAGACGTAGCGGCCTTCGTAGCCGTCAAGATAAGCTAGAATTTTCAGAGCGATCTTCGCTTCCAGATTCTCACCTTCGTTCGGCCTCAGCATTCTTCTAATTCTCATCTGGTATTCAGCCATCGCTTTTGCTGGCTTTAAGTCTTCAACACGCAGCAATGTACGGCCATCAAACGCAGCGCAGACAATCGCAACGCGGAGCGCAAGCTCAATGATGCGCGATTCTATCTTTCCTTTCTTTTGCCATTCCGATTTCTCAACCCACACTTCAGGAGAAACGAATACTGTGTTTGGTTCGTAGCTTTGCCGTCCCACGTCGAATGGATAATAATCAAATTCAAAAAGACTTGGACAAGCACCGAAAAGGAAACGGTCATATAGCCCAGCTGTAGTTGAGCGGCTGAATAAATCTTCAAAGCGGCTATCGACAATACCACCCAAGATCGAGAGTGAAGCGTTAAACTCGGCACGAACTTTCTTTTCCATCAAGATCATGAATTTTGTATGCGAGAACGCTCTGCTCAATACGGAAGCAAACGAAGCGTTCTGAATGCCTGCTTTTTCTAACATGTGTCCTAATTCATCGGGAGAAAATAAGCGTGGCGAGCCGCTTGCTCCCGCCATATATTTCATCAAGCCTTCAGCGCTACCGGCCATAACGTCCATTAATATCGGCTCGTCCATCCCAAGCATTTGCTGCGCCGCATCGATAGCTTGAGTCTTGCCGCTATGTACAGGGCCGCACAACGCTGTATAAAGATTCAACCGCTGCTTCTCGCTGTGTCGAGGAACTAACGATGAAGCTACTGTAACAAGTGCTGGCCACGCGTAAGCTACGGGGAAACGCACAGCCATGTGCGTCAAGAAAATCTCACCCAATCGTCCGTCAAGCACGCTCTCGGGCATATCACCTAATAGCGCAACTGTCGCAGCGTAACTCTTTGCTTCAACAAACATCTTCATTACAGCTTCATCGCCAAGCTCGGCGACGAGATCGTCAGGTCCATTTATTCCATTTTTGTCTGTCACGTCAGCGACCATTGCCAACGCGCCGCGTCTAATTAACTCTCGCGCAAGTGCATCGCGAGCTGCTTGTACTTTTTTATTTGATGAAGCATTACTGTCAAACGCAAGA